TGGTTGTTGCATCCAAGATGGCATTTGAGGCTGTTGTTGCATTGAAGGCTGTTGCATTGCAGGCATCATAGGCATCTGTGGCATATTTGGCATACCATAATTGGTATTTTGTTGACCTAATGGTCCACCACTATTTGCACCTGAAGGTCCACTAATAGTCTGATTTTGACTACCTAATGGATTAACAGGATTAAGTTTACCACTTGCTCCACCGCCCATACCACCAGCGCCGCCAAATAAAAATGACATTAACTGTGATTCAATATTACCTGAACCTGCGCCTGTGGATGATCCGCCTAATTTACCTTGACTCATATTAATATCCTATCATAGGAACACCAATTGAATATGGTGGAGGTACCTGTCTAGGAGGATTTGGATTATTTTCAATTGGTTGACTTATTGGTGCCACTGGCATTGTTGGCATTGCACCCATAGCAGGAGGTTGATTGATTGCTGGCATTGTTGGCATAGATCCCATTGGATTTAATTTACCAAGATTTGTTTGTAATGGTTGTGCCTGTGCAACTGGTTGTCCCATAGCATATCCAGGATTAACACCACCTGATGCTAATTTAGTTGGAGTGCCTAGATTTGATCCAGGCATACTAATTGCACTTGGAGGAGCTCCAGCATCACCACTGGATTTACCTGAAAGAACATTAGATAACAAATATCCTAAACCACCACCTAATGCTAACGCACCAAGAGTACCAAATAAATCTGACCCACCACCTTGGTTATTACCACCACCAAATAATCCACCAGATCTATTTTGTTGTTGCTGTTGTTGTCCTGGTTGCTGTTGGCGTTGTTGTCCTGGTTGTTGTGCTCTTGGTGGTTGTCCTGGTTGTCCTGGTTGATTACCATAATATGGACCTTGTTGTCCGTATTCTGGACCTTGACCTTGATAATCTGATCCCTGCCATACTGGGTTATTATTTTCATCTAACGCATAACCAGGCATTAAATTGCCTTCCTCATCATAGGCAGCACCACCATATGGATTTGTTGGATATTGATATATAGGTTCAGTAGGGCCACCATAACCATTATCAAACCCACCATCATTGCTATAATCATAATTGCTATAATCATTATTGCTATAATCATAATTGCTATAATCATATACTGGAGATTGATCTCCCCAGTTGATATCATAATTAGTATCATAGGTTGGAGTTATAGGTTGCATATTATTATACTCGCTACCAGGATCACTTACAGTAACGGAACTACCATCACCGCCAAACCAATTATCAAAAAAATCGCCCATAGTTCTTATCTTTCGTTATATCTATATTTACCCAATTANAGCCAACTGGGTTTAGTAGGCCAAACAACATTTGTAGGAAATCCTGTTTGACTTGGTACATCTAATAATGCTTGTCTATATGTTGTTGCTTCTGCTTGTTGTTCTGCGGTTAAACTAGCCCACCAAATTGGACTTATTAAATCAACACTTTGATTTAACAAATTGTTTCTATATCGTTTTACTAATGCTGTTGTTGCATCCATATCAGTTGTCCACATTTTTGTTGTCCAATCAAATATATAAGATTGTAAAAATGCTATAGGTTTTTGTGGAATAGCAACGGGCTGTCCATTATCTATATAATATATTTTGCCATCATAAATTCCTTCAACATAAGAAGAATTTTCTGCAGGATCACTACCAATAATATTGGCAATAATTTGGCCAGTGGAGGGATCNTATAATGTATAGTTCATCGTTTAATTTGTTGTATAGATAATGTTCTACCTTGATCTTGAANCAATGTAGGATTATATGGACTTGCCGCACTTGGAGTCCACCATTGATTTAACCAAAATTCATAAGTTCCAGTTTGCGTATATGGTCCTGTTTGCCAATTACTTAATTGTACAGAATTAATATATTCCATATTAATAAAATAATTGACCCAGTTAACGTTTAATTCATACCAATTGGAAACACCATTTATAACTGTACCATCAGGTAATCGCATTGATACTGAGAATCCAACACCATACTCGCCAGGTGCTCCTGGTCCAGTACCTGAACTAAAAAATAACCAAGGACTAGTTTGTACGGTAATTAAGAAAGTACTTGTACTAGGATTAACGTTGGGAATTACAACGTTTGCGCCCATTGCGTATGTTGTAGGATATGCTGCTGGATTTGATGATGATGATGATGTTGTTGCTGTACTATTTGTAAAAATTTGTGTAGTAGAATTTAAAGTAATAGTACTAGTGCTAACAGTATTTGCATTTAACGCACCTGTGGTAATTAAACCAGTAACCTGTAAGTTACCACCAATTTGTGCATTTTGTCCAACAATTAAATTATTGCCAATGCTGGCGCTACTACCAATGAATAAGTTATTACCAATGCTGGCACTATTGCCAATAAACAAATTGTCACCAATACTTAAAGTATTACCAAAGCGAGCATTTCCAGTGTTACCATTAAGCCAAAAACCTTGACTTGAATAACTGTTTATAGTGGCTCCTGAACTTACTACAGTATTAACTGTAATAGCATCAGCGGCCAACTGTACAGTTGTAATAGATCCTGCAACAATACTACTACCTTGAATAGTATTAGCCGCAACTAAATTACCAGTAATGGTATTGGCCTGAATTAAATTACCAGTAATAGTTCCTGGTACAACTAAATTACCAGTAATAGTATTCAATGCTACTAAATTACCAGTAATAGTATTTTGTGCAATTACATTACCTGTAATACCTTGCAAGGCAATTTGTGCTGAACTTAATGTTCTATCAGCAATTTGTAATGCTGTTAATGTATTAGGTTGAACATTGTTACCAGTAATAGTATTTGCCGCAATACTAACATTGGTAACAGCACCAGGAGTAATGTTATAAGTTTGAACAATACTATTAGCTAAATTTTGTAAGTATATTGGAGTATTATCTATTACAGGCAAATAACGACTGCTTGGCGGAGTTGTTGCTATTGCAAAATAAACTGTGCCGCCACCGCTTGGTGTATAATATAGACCTTTGGTAGTACCAAATCCACCAGCTACCTGTGACCAATTATAATCTGCTGGATTAGTACTAATAGTTCCATTATTGGTATTATGAATACCATAATAACTTTTACCAGTGCAATTACTACTAAAACCAATACTACCTGTATTGTTGTTAGCATACTTAACATTTACATAATTGTAAAGATAACTAATGGTTCCTTGATTAACACTACTAAGTTGTCCTGAAGTTGAATTAGTAGTAACAACATTGGCATTGGCCAAGACATTACCTACAATGTCTATAATAACATTGGAAGTTATAGCATTNGTATTTAAATTAGCCAAAACATAATTAAGGCTAGATATAATATCACCTTGAGGACTATTTACATCTAATGCAAAATTGCTCATTATCTTGTATCCTGAACTACTGTTACTTGCCAGTTTGCCGCACTTAATTGCCAGCTGTCTGTTGAACTTGTGTTGCCAACTTGCATGGTAACCACGCGAGCTTCATTTTGATCAACTTGTATCCAGGGATTATCTGTAACAATAGGCATAACTACTGTTGGTTTATACGTAGGTGTACTTGCTACACTATCAGCACCACCAATTGTAATATCAATATTGCCTGTGCCATATATTTCTGGTAATACACGATGTACCAACACTGAAGAACTATAGGGTTGACCAAAACTTAAATTATTACGTTGAAATAAACTTGTTATTGAACTGCCTAAAAAATTTGTACCAATATCTTTTTGTATCAAATATTGATTAGTATTAAAACTACTATAAACAACACCGCGTGTTGCCAAATTAATATTGCCAGAAATAATGCGTGGAGCTTCTGTTCCTGCCGTGGCTTGACTAACTTGGCGTGGTGGTTGCCATACATCTAAATCATAACGATAAGCCAACATTTGATTACAATGTCCTGTTGAATTTAAATCTGGATAATAAATTTCAATTTGATATTTGGTTGAATTATGTACCATAAAAATTTGATTAACATAATTTCCATTTAAGTTATTATAAAAATAATTCTTAACTCGTTGATTACCAATGGCTTTGAAGTTTCCACCATCAAACTGCCAGATGTCACGTGCATCTAAACCAAACACAGTATTGTCAACGTTGCACCAACAATTCTCATTAAGCATGCCGCGACCTTGGTTGATCAACTTAATACCAAATGCAGGTGCATAACTTGATGTATATGCAATTGGACTCATTACACAAGTATCCCAATAACTACAAATATAAAAATTACCATTCAATGGGAAACCATCAATGACTGGACCACGCACAGGTACTTCAAGTTCGTTGGCCACGTTGGTTATGGTTGGAGCCCATGTTGTTGGACCTGCGTTAAGACCAAAGTTTTGACTCCAACGAATTGTAGTTGGTAAATTTTGATCTGTACCTGGTGTTGGTGATAATACACCATCAGCTACTACGCCAGTTAAATTACCAGCAACTAATAACGCACCTAAATTTGGACTATTATAAACACGCAAAAAACCTGCGGTTAAACTTGAATATAATGGAGCAGTATTGCCTGAAGTAGTATTATTGGTTACATCATAATTCCATACATAATTGTAAGGTGCATTATCATACAAATATAATACATTATTATCTGGCAATAAAAACATTGGCGGATTTAACATATCATTGATGAATAATACATTACCATTCCAGCTTGCTGTAATTACTGTGGATGTATTGTAGCCAGAAAAATTGCCTAATGGCGGAGTTATGTTTGTAATATCACCAGCTTGGTCAATAGCGAACCAAACACCTTGTTCTGTTGCCACAATAAACCAATATACATCATTGGCACGAAATCCACTAGTAACAAATATTGGATTACCAACAATGTTGGCTAAAAAATATTGATCACCTAATACACTTTTAATTGAGCGTAAATCTGTTTCAATATTTTGGCCTGCATTATATTCAGTAGCACTCAACGCTGATGATGGAACATCAGGCGTGAATGTCATATTGGTAAAAGGCGTTTTAACTG